ATTCCATTCCTACCCTAAACTTAGATAGCGAAGTTTTCGAGTGTAACTCTTGCGTAGTTGAATTCAGCACGTGGAGTAGATGTAATACCGTAGCGAGAGAATGTACCTCTTACGTTATTGAAGTTGTCTGGGTTAACGATTGTTGCTGACATCCAGTTAGCATATGGTGAGTATACGATACCAGCACCGTATGTAGAATCCTTAGCCTTGTAACCAAGTGTGATGTCGTTGTTCATTCTGTTTGGATCGCAGTAGATAGCTACTGTTCCATTTCCAAGAGAACCAGCATTATAGAATGTAGACTTGTTGTGAGAAATCTCACCAGCCTTCCAATCTGGCAACATCTGAAGAGCTGCTGCTACCTGTGGAGAACATACTGCCCAGTCTGCTGGAGCAAGTCTGTTGAACATTGCAACCTTTGTACAGTACTGATACATTCTCTGAGCCAATGCACGATGTCTATCAAGGTAGTTACCTGTAGTACCGTTCAACTCGTCGTCTGCCCAATCGAATCCACCAACCAACTGAGAAATTACGATATCATCGATAGCGTTCATAATCTGACGATCGATTTCGTAGTTTGTCTGAACAGCAGCAACCTTTACAAGTTCCTGTTCAACGTCAATCTTGTGATATGCGTTCATATCCTGTTCAGCTTCTTTTGTCCATCTAACCTTCAACTTTCTGGATGTTGTAGAAACGTCCATGTGGTCGATATCAAATTCCATCTCAGGAATATGTGATGTTCCTTCCTGGTTGTATACGATGTATACAGTTAATTCATCATCTTTTTCAATTTCAAGAATTTTTTTTGCATCTGCACTGATAGTAATAGCACCAGTTGTTGTATCAGCTGTAGCAATGTCAGTACCTTTATCATCTGACTTGAATGTCAATGTACCACTGCTAACTTCTACATACTTGGCCAAGAGACCCTTGTGGCTCCTCCTGTTAAGAATTTCAATTCTCTTGTATGTTTTAGCATTATCCTTATCATCGCCCAAGAAATCAAATGCATTCTTAGCGACTTTCTTTGATTCATCTGTCTGTTCTGTCTGATCTGTTCCTTCTTTAAGTTCGATTGGTCCGAGCTTTTCAGATGTATAGTATGTAGAGTAAGCTGGATCTGTCTGGTATGGGTTTCCAGAGAATTCAGCTCCTGCCTTTACATTTGACTTAGTATCTGAATATCTATATGTGATGTAGTAAATTACACCAGTTGGCTGCTGAAGTGGCTGAACTGAAACAAGCTTGTTAGCAATAAGTTCAGGCATAACGCGTCTAATAACTGGGAACATTACCTTAGGGATAACATAGTCACCTACAGCGCCAGACATCTGTGGGGCTTCTGTAAGAGTTCCATCTTCGCTTTCTTCTGCAAGAAGAACGTTCTGCAACCATCCCTGTGGAATTACGCCGTCAGATACCATCTTTTTATAAGAGTTTTCAAGAACCAACATTGTATTAAGACGTGTGTCTTCATCAGAGATATCCTCTGCAATCCAGTTCCATCTTTGGGCAAGCTGTTCTTCATACTTTGCCTTGTCAATAAGTTTATTCTCGATCATTTATCAAATACCTCCGATTAAATGTTTGCGTATGATTTAAGAATGTTTTTCAAATTATATTTATTTTCAACCTTGTTAGGCTGATCATAACCCTTTATACCTTCTGTAATGAATGAATCATCATTAGCACCTTCTGACTGTGTATCATCGCTTGAAGTATCATCTGAAGATGTGTCATCACTTGATGTATCGTCGCTTGAAGTATCATCTGAAGATGTGTCATCACTTGATGTATCGTCGCTTGAACCTTCATCATAACCTTCACCTTCATCTTCCTCGAATACTCCAGAAAGTGATTCGTAAATGTTATAGAACTGTTCAGTTACTTCATCAGGACTTCCTTCCTTAATCAAAGAAAGCATCAATTTGCGTGTCTTCTGTGAATAAGGTGCCAACAAAGAAGCCAAAGTTTTGCTTCCTTCGTTAAGTTCTTGTTCTCTTCTCAATGTTTCAACTTCTTCTGAAAGTTTCAAGATAGTATCTTCGTAAGCATTGTCACGATAATTTTCAGAAACGAGAGGAGCAACAATTTCCTTTACTTGTTCGAAAATTTTAAGCTCAGGGTTGTTTTTAATAACCTCAGCTGTAACTTCTGCACGGATACTTTCTTTAAGTTCATTGAGACCATCGAGCATTTTCTCTGTGAACTCTTCCTTAAGTTGTTCTCTGTAAGCAACATTTTCTTCTTCGAGTTCTTCGATTTTTGCCTGCTTTTCCTGCTCCATTTGTTCAACGAGCTGATTAGTCACAGACTCCTTCCAGGCCTCAAGAGATTCCTGAATATACTTCTGTGAAGCTTCATCAAGTTCCTCGTCAAGCAAATTAAGTTTTGCTGTTTGGCTCATTAATAAAACCTCC